TCATAGGAGTTCTTATCGACATTATAAGTGAGGGTATTTGGAGTGAACGAGAGATTGGTATTGGACGATTTTTGCACCTCATCGGCACTATACATCAGGTCACCCTGGAATATGCCTTGTTTAGGAGACACCTTCTTTAGGAGGGGAAGGAGAAACTTTAGCTTCTCGGCTAAGCGAGGAGATTTGCTGTGATTAGCATCGATTTCTTTATTGTCGTGATTTATCTTGGGGGTCTTATTGAAGAACGACTTGGTCCCGACAAAGAACTTGCCTTCAGGATCATAGCCCCAAATAATGCTTGGAGAGCCATCAAACTTTGTCGCAAGACTGAAACCATCACGACGTTTTCCCTGAAGATAGTCATGGGTTTTACCCAACGTTGAGAGAACAGAATCAAAGCCTTCTTGACCTCCGACCAGGATCATATCCTCAAGATGGGTAAGATGCTTCAGCTTCTTGTTTTTTTGTTTGTGCTTCTCCATTGCCTCGGCGGATTCAGTCAGATACTTGAGGTCGTTGAATACCGCTGCGTCAACAATGACGAGTCTGGTTATGTCTGAGGTGATTTCCCGGAGGAGTTTTATCATCGGGTTATTTATCGTATTTACCAGCTAGTATTAGTGGCTTGTAGTTTTGCTCTTTCCCCGTTTTCAGAAAGCCATTCTAGGATATGTAATGCCTTGGCTCGATAGGTGTCCTTGAGTTGTTCCGGGAACCAAGCCCCAATCCAACCTTCAATACTTCCTGCTGGAGTGAGTATTCTTCCTCCTGTCTCATAGTCGAATATAAAAATGGCCAACCTTTCAATATCGATTATGTTACGCTCTAAGGAGTATTTTTCGAAATTTTCAGTCATTTTAGTTTCCTATTTAAAATCCGCAAATATTTTCTTCTTGTCATCAAACTTTTCCTGATGAAGATGAACCACTTCCTTAGAAGGAGCTGTTCGATCCACATTATATAGCCGCATCTTATCAATATCTCTGCCGATAATAAACCGCTCGTTTTTGTGAACATCGCCAAATCTGTTTTTGATCTGCTTGACCATGATCTGGTTTAACGACGCCAACTCATCATTTATCATAATGGCAATGATAAGATCAGCAGTAGCTCCAGTTCCGAATGATTCGGCGATATGTTCCATTCCAGGATCAGACGATACGTAGCCTTCTCTATTTAACTGGGTTGCAGTGATGATTGGAATGTCGTATTCAACTGCCAATCCTCTAACCTCTTGAACTATCGCCTGCACATAGGTATATAATCCGACATGAGCTGTCATTTTGATCCGTGATGAACAACAGATATTGAGATAATCGATATAGAGAATGTCTGGAACGAACTTCTTTTTAAACTTTAGTTCGTGCAGTAGATGTCTGAAGTGATTGACCGAGGCTCCTCCAGTTGGGTATTCATGTATCTTGAGCTTGCCTGGTGTCTTTGTGCGGATATAATTTACTTTCTTATCATAATCTGATTTGTCTAACAATGCTAGATCATTCATTGAAGTATTGAGAAGATTTGCATCGACTCTCATTGCAATCATTTCTTCGGACATTTCCATAGTAATATAAAGAACGTTCTTGCCAGTAATCATATGTGATGCCGACATTGAACACATTGCGGCTGTTTTTCCCACATTGACACCGGCCATAATAATCATTAGCGATTTCTTGGGGAGTCCTCCGCCGCTTATTTCATTCAGTTTATCGATGTCAAAAGGGATTCTAACTTCTTTTGTATGATACCAGTCATAGCGAGAATCAGCATCAGCCAGCCAATCATGACCAAGGCGTTGATCAAATGATACTGATATGGCATCTTCGAGTATTTTGACAATAGCTCCTTGAGGTTTTTTTCCTGACTTGTCTTTGAAGATTTCAAGTGATTCGGTAAGGCCATTAAATATTGCTCGTTCTTTCGCCCATTTTTCACTGGTGTTTACCAACCAGTCGAGGTCTTGCGGGGAGGGTGATGCTAAGCTATTTATTAGCTCCTTACAGCCCTTGTAGCTGTCCTGAGATATGCCTTTGAGATTTTCCAGTTCAACCTCAAGCACCTCTTGTGAAGGTCTTTGATTGTATTTTTCGACATGATCCTTGATAATCTTGAATACCGCAATATCGGCTGGATTATCGAAATAGGACTCTTTTAGGTATGGAAAAACTTTTCTAAGGTATGTCTCATTCTGTATTAGATTGGTGAGAATTAGTTGGGATGTTTGCATTTACCATTTTCTTTATGTTTCTGCAGCTGATAGTTTAACTCAATTTCTTCATATTGCAGAGCTAGCTCTAAATAACGAAGCAGTTCAGCAAACTCTTTATGTGAAAGTTTTTGATTACGCTTCATGTTTTTGTAACTTATATTTGTCTGATACGGCTTTATCAAACTCTGGCAGATCAATCAAAGCTTCCCATACACCACTTTCTGTTAGTTCCTCCTCGGTGTATTTGACGTCGCCGGCTGTTTCAGTTGTGACGCTTTTAATTGAATATGTTAAGGGTTTGGTTTTATGTTTGATAAGATACCCTGTTTCCAGCGCAATGTCAAGTAGCCCCGACCATTTATCGATTCCTTCATCATATGTGATATGTAACGGGAACTTGGACTTTTCCCTAACGAACCTGGATTTATCAATGTTAATAGTGAAGAAATAACCCTTGATTCCATCATCATCCTTGTCTTGTGCCCTGGTGATAATGAATACTTGATTGGCGTTATACATAGCCCCCAATCCTCCCCCAACTACCGTTTTTGAGAATAGATCAAGTGTCTGATAAACGTGTTGGATAACAATACAAGGAATATCCTTCATTGTCATATGTGGAGTTATCATTCGGAAGATAGAGCGAATAGTTTTGGACCTGGTCATATCAACAGTAGACTTTTCGGCTAGACTATCTGTAATCTCTTTTAGTGATCCCATCGTCCCCATTGAGTCGACCAAAATGAAAACTTTATCGTCGCCTCGTTTGATTGCTTCCAGGCGGTTCACAATATCGAACTTCATAACTTCAAGACTTGTGACCGGAACATGAATAATACGTTCACTGTCAATATCATACATCTTGAGATATTCAGGAGTAATTGAAAACTCGGAATCATAGATAAGCCCAACCGCGTCTTTATGCTTATTAAGGTATGCTTTCAAGCAATAAAGCGCCAACAAGGTCTTATAAGATTTAGGCAAACCCGCAAGCACTGTTATACCTGAATATAGTCCGCCTTTGAACTCCCCTGAACACGCTAAGTTTAGGATAGGGATTTCGGTTGAAGTAATATCCTTGCTGGTAAAGAACTCTGAATCAGCAAGAATCTCGGATTCTTTTATGGTTCCAGCCAGCTTCATTCTTTCAAGTAGTTTATTCATTTACTTTCCTTTTGTTCAACATCTAATAATGGTCTCGAATACCATTCGGTGTAATCTGGTCCTATAACCAGAAACGAGTTCTGACATAACCGCGTTCTTATTTCGTGACCTAATGCAATGGCGTGGTTCCTAATTTGGTTATGGTTGGTGGGGAATCGTGGATAGTTTATAAGGCCGATCTTAAATCCCACCTCTTCGCCTCCAGTATAGATAAAGTCGACTGGTTCGATAGTGATACATAGCCCGACTTCACAGTATTCCCGACATACTTGTTTAACCTGGGAGATATCACCAGCCATAAAAATATCATAGCGAATAGTTGATTGACTTTTCTTCACATAATCATCGATTTTCATAATGTTCCCCAAAAGTGACCATAAACAACTTCAGGACGTGGATATAGGTTCCAATCCCAGAATAATGTTATATGATTTATTTTTTTCCAGTAACCATTTACATAGGCTTGGTAACCATTGTGGTATCTAATAGAAAACCCAGGATGGCCGGGGCCCGTGTCTTCTGGAAAAAATAAGCTACCAATAATACATCCTTCCATAATATTCACCTTATCAGATAGAGTCAGAGATGTCAAATAAAATCCTTCAAGTCCGGCGTATTCACCGTTTTCCAACCTATAATCGACGTGATACTCTCGACTGGTCCTAGAAACGCCTTCTGAAATTGCGTTTCTCGATCAAGATAATCGTCCAACTCGAACTCCTTAGGCAGTTCATCGGAACAAGAGATAACATGCGAGTTGAATGGATTGTTCTTTTGTAGATAACAGAACCGAATCTTCTCCTGGTCCTTTATAGGTTTATACTTCTTTAGCAGGTCCAGTTCCTGGATCGCAAGATTATAAACTAGGGCGCCTCTGACGTGAATGGGAATACTACTTGAAGCCGTCGCATATTCGAGTATCCCATTTACAGTTCTTGGAAATGCAATCTGATCGAATGGTAGTTCTATAAACTCTTTCTTGAAGTTCGCGATATAGTCCTGGAGATATTTTTCGTCTTGTTTGAATATGATTTTGATGGCTTCCTTGATCTTATCGCGGCAGATCATTGGAGTCGATGATCGAACTGCCTCAATTCCTTTTGTCTTGATTTGTCCTTCCTTATAGCGAATACCTTCCTTGTCCCAGATGTGGAGGGCATACATCTTGGCGGCGCGAATAATCATTTTGTCGCAGATAACCTCTCGCTTCATATTGAGCTTAGGTTCATAGACCGACAGCTTATCACAAAGTTGCGAACAATATCCTTTGATAAGAGGTTGAAGACATTTCTTACAGATTTTATCAAGCCATTCAATAACTTTCTCGGTGGGTTTATTCTGCATGTCACATTGCACGACAAGAGGTTCCAGATTTATATAAACCGAATCGGTATCCGCTTCCACAATATAATCTTTGTCTCCGCTCACTAAAATATTGTTTAGATAGCTATTGAGTTCCTTTTCTACATATCTGGTGCAGACTTGTGCGGTGTAGGTTACCGACTCAGCAAGATCAGCATTATACCAACGGAAGAAACGCATCGAAAGCGCCCCGTAAAGTCCATTGTTCAGAATCTTCAAGGCTTGCTGGTAATGATCCAGATGTTCGATTTCTTTATGGTTTTCATAGCTGGTTTGTTTTTCCAGTTCAAGCATTTTGCGTTTGATTGATGCTCTAAGGTCTTTGAACTTATCAACGATATCAGGAATGAAGCCCCGAATATCGCGACGATAAACACAGCCATTGGCGCAGACAATATCATCGTCGTGTTTAGGGAACTTGTTATACTTGACGATATCTTCGGGGCGGTTTGACTCCATTTTAGTCAACAACGTTTCCGGTGAGATATTATGCTGGCTTAGAATGGATGGATATAGTGAATCGAAGTCGAACGAAACGACCCATTTATGCATTCCAACTTGTGGCTCTTTTACATAACCCCCAAGGATTTCTTGGTAATGATGGAATAACGATCTGTTTTTCCAGTAGATAGTTGTGAATAATAACATCCCACGGCCGTAGGGTAACCATCGCATCGATATAGTTGACTTTGGCGAGATAGGCTATTGAGACAACCTGTTTAATGAAGTTGAGCTTGTCTTCTAGTTGCGATACCAGGAACGCATCTTCGATATTGTATTCATAGAATAACTGGGGGTTCTGGCTATAGAGATTGTCGAGGTTTTTATATTCGCCATAATCAATTTTCTGCTTACCCAGCTCAACCTTGGCGATGTTATTCAACGCATAGGATTCGTGGTTGATGAAGGTGAACTTGCGATAGAGCTGAAGATAATCGAGGACCGTGATTCCATATAGTACATACACCTGTTCTTTTCGGTCATTGAAGTTTCTATAGTTCGATCCTTTGGGTCGGATGGTTTCTTTCAGATCAACGAAGCCGAATGGCGAGAGTTTATTGGCGCTGGTTTCA